TTATTAAATTATAAATTTAAAATATTTAGGTTACCATATTCATTTTAATAACATCGTGACTCTTATATCCTATCAGGTCAAAATCTTCAATATGATAATCACTAATGTTGTCTTTGATTTTATCAATAGAGAGAAATGGGAAAGAAAAAGGTTCTCTTAAAAGTTGTTCTTTTATAGGTTGGATGTGATCTTCATAAATATGACAATTTCCCATAAAATGTGTAAACTCATATGCTTCTAAACCACAATGTTTTGCTATTAAATGTGTTAATAAACTATAAGACGCAATATTGAATGGTGTTCCTAAACAACAATCATTAGATCTTTGATACAATGCGCACGATAATTGGTTTCCATTATGAACATTAAATTGGCATAAAATATGACATGGTGGGAGTGCCATTTGGTCTAATTGACAAGGATTCCATGCAGTCATAATAAGACGGCGACTATTCCTAGTTTTCGGATCTTTAAGTGCATCAATAATTTGTTGTAACTGGTCAACACCTTTTTCTTCTAGTTTATTGCGTTCATTTTCTAAATAATTATTTCCAAAATCACTATAATTTGTTTCATAATCTATAATAATATCTCTTTCATATTTTTTACTAAAATATGGTTTATTAAAATTTCTCCATTGATAACCATAAATCGGACCAAGTTCATCAACTTCATAATCCTTTAACCCTCTGCTATCCAAAAATTCTCTGGAACTATTAGCATCCCATATGTGAACACCATTTTGTTTTAAAATTTTATTATCAGTTTCACCCCTAATAAACCATAAAAGTTCTTTTAAACAAGTTTTCCAAGCAGTTTTTTTAGTAGTTAAAATAGGTATTTTTCCATCCTTTAGAGAAAAACGCATCATATTACCAAATATACTTTTTGTTTTTCCATTTCTTCCTTCTTCCCAGACTCCATTATCTATTATATTTTCAATAAGGTTTAAATATTGATATTCTTCATGTAAATTATCTGATGTTAAACTATTAAATATATTTTCCGAAATCTTACTAGAAAAGTTATCATTATTTTCAAATTCCAAATGAATCATTTTAAATATAATCATAATATTTAGAATAACATTTAAATACTTTTTATGTTAAACACAAAATATATATTTTTATTTCTTTTTATACCTTATAGATAGAATATGGATAGCGATGATTCAAAAAGTTTCTTTAAACATGTTTTTAATTTTGATGATGATTCAAAATCAGACATATTAAATATAATGCAATATTCTTTAATAGCTTTATTACCTGTTGTAATATTGAATAAAACAATGTCAAAATATGTACCAGAAGCAGATGATAAAAAAAGTAGTTTAGAACTTTCTGCAGAAATAATTATACAAATCATTGTAATGTTTATAGGATTATTACTAATTCATAGAATTATTACCTTTGTACCAACATACAGTGGTGTTAAATATCCAGATTTTAATATTGTATTTATTATTTTAGCAGTATTAATGATTACATTAAGTTTACAAACAAAATTAGGTGAAAAGGTAAGCATATTAGTAGACCGTGTAATTGAATTATGGGAAGGAAAACAAGATGATAAAAAAAAGAATAAAAATGGTAAACAAACAAATGTGAAAGTTACTCAACCAATCTCGGGTCAAATTACAGGACAAGCTGCAATGAACCAAGCAATGTATACAGATGGTACTTCTATCAATTCATTACCAACAAGCACAACTACAAATACAGTAACACAACAATTACCAAATTATGACAATATGTATAGACAAGATACTACACCATTGGTAAATGCGGCTACACCAGGTCAAACAGAAGGTTATTCAAATGAACCAATTCCTGCAAGTGAGTTTGGAGGTTTTGGAGTGTTTGGTAATGCATGGTAACAGAATATTTTTATAAGAATATATAATACAGGATAAAAATATAGATATATATATTTATATTTAAAAATATTTTAACTATAAATATAGTAGATGGATATAAATAAATTATTAAAAGCTCTCGATGATGAAAATAATGAACAATTATTAAATTTTACAAGCGATAAATTGAGAGAAATGAATTTAAATATAATTAAAGAATTACAATTACCTAGAGATGAAACAATAAATATATTAAAAAAATTAGAGAAATATAAATATGTAGATGAAATGAATGATATAAAATATGGAACTTATATAAGATGGATACCAATTGATAATCCAAGTAAATTAAATTTATTAAAAGGGGCTATTTTTTGTGAAATAAAAATAACAGATAATGGAGTTTATTTACAATGTAAAAATTTTGGATATAATCCGAGACATTTTCAAATTTCAATGGATAGAAATTTGATATTTCAGAAACTAACAGATCAAGAACAAGTATTGTTAAGTGCATTAGATCATTTAGCAAAATAATATAAAAAATTCTATAAAAATAAAAATTATATAAAAATAAAAATTCTATAAAAAAATATTTATTATATCTAAAATGAGATTTAGAATGAATATATATAGTCAATTAAAAAACAATATAAATAATGATAATAAAATAATCACTATAAACCTAAAAAAGGATCATTTATTAAATATAACAAATCAAACCAATCAAAATGATATTATAAAAATAAATCAGAGAATAAATAATGGATATTATAATAAAATAATTGGTATAAAATAGATAATTGCTATAAAATAGATAATTAGTATAAAAAAAATAGATAAAATATAAATTATTACATAATGATTTATATTAATCATGAAAAAAAAGCAATATTTATACATATACCTAAAACAGGTGGTTCATATATCGGTCCTACACTAGTAAAATATTATGGTTTTATTTGTTATTTATCGTTAATTCATAAAAGACGACCTGATCATGATATTGTGTGTAAAACAAATGAATATCGTAAAATTATAACAAATAATTTAGAATATGATAATTCTTTTTTCAATAAAGTATTAGGTATTCTTTTATATTGTAAAACAAGTAATTATTTAAATGAAAAAATGAATATGAATGAAGAAAAATGGAATACATATATTAAATTTTGTTTTATAAGAAATCCATATGATAAATTATTAAGTGGTTGGCGTCATTTTAAAATATTGTTTAACAGAAATATCTCATTATATGAATATTTAAATTATTATTCTAACAAAAATAATGTAAGTGATATAGAATATGGACATGTATTTATGAGCCAAAAAACACAAATACAAGACAATAATGGTAATTGTGGAGTAGATATAATAGGAAGATTTGAGAATTTAGAGGAAGATTTTAGATTTATTTTAACTAAAATAGGTTTTAGTTGTATTAATCATAAAGAAAAAAAAGTAAATGTATCAAATATCTCTAATACTGATATTATTAGTTTAGAAGTTAGAGAAATAAAGCTAATAAATAAAATATTTAAAGAAGATTTTGATACATTTCATTATAAACAAATTTAATAATTTTTATTTTCTAGATTTTCTTGTTTTTCTCTCTTTACAATTACAATCTAGAAATAATCCTGGAATAAATTTTCCTATTTTAATCATTTCAATATCAGCTTTATGGATAGCTTTTTTCATAGTACCTATCTTTTTACCCTTATGATATTTTGTTATACTTTTATAACCTTTGCCATTTTTAATAGAAACCTTACGCACTATTTTTTTACCACCAGTTTGGGTTTTTATCTCTGTATTTTCGTAATTGAAAGATTCTGTATTTACCATAATTATATATATAATTTAGAAAAAATATATTTATATTTAATATATGAATTATAATACATTTCTTCATTTATTTCACGTATTAATACTAGGACCATGCCTATTATATATTGGAATTATGAGATCAAATATGCATAAATATATTTTTAACATGTTATTATTTTTTGGTATTACAATCATTATGTATCATATTTATAAAGCAGTTATAAATATAAATATTGGTAAAAGTTATTGGGTAAACATATTACATATTATGCTAATAGGTCCCTTATTAGTATATATAGGTTACTATAAAGGAGATGTATCAAGAAAATTTTTTGAATTTATATTAATGTTAGGTTTTGCAGGAATAGGATACCATATGTATTATTTATTTACAAATAAATAAATTTACTTATATTCAATAACATTCATCTACAATCCATTTTTTTGTTAAAACAGATGAAACACTTTCTAATGCACCTTCAACCCAACCCTGATATCTACTAACTGCTTCTCCCACAACTAATATACCCTTTTCAGGATGTTGTACTTGATAAACAAAATCATTTCTATCTTTATAATTGCCTTTTAAAGGTTCATAATAATGTGTTCCAATAGGCCAATAGAAATCTTTAATAGATACCAAATGTAATTTACCAGTAGTTATACCTAAGGATTTTTCAATTAATTCACAAAATAAGTCACGATTTTTTGGTGTATTTTCAAGATATTTTTTTAGAAGTAAAGCATTATTATTGTCGCTATAAGCAATCATATACACTCCTTTATCTGAATCCATTGGAATTATTTTTTGCAAAGGTCCTGGAACAATTGTATAGTTAGAAACATATTCTTTCATTATTTTTGCAGATTCTTTATCAAATTTACCATAAAGACGTAAAAAAGGTTGACCATGTATTTGTTGGTATATACTATTTTTATTGTAAGCACCAGGTATTATTTTTTTAATGCCATCAATAGTGGTAGCTACAATAACTTTGTTAGAATGATAAGTAATTCCATTATCAGTTTTAATTTCAAATAAACAAGGATGTTCTTCTATTTTTTGTAATGATATAACATTATTAGAAAATTTAAAGTGATTCATTCCTATTGTATGATACAACTTTTGTACCATTTGTTTCCAGGGTATATGTAATCCAGTCCATCCTCCTTTGTTATCATCCATACCATAATTATATAACGTTTCCAATATATCCGCATTTTCATAATCTGTATAACCTGCAGAAATAATAAATTTTTTATATAGATCTTTATTTAGTATTTTAATACAAAATTCCTTAAAGGTTTTATTATGTAATTCAGGATGTTTAGGATATTCTTTTTTTAATATATTAATTATTTTAATTATATCAATATGATTAAGCCTTTTTGAATAGTCCATTATAGAAGTATATTCACTATATTTAATATGTAACTCATCCATTAATGCAATTAAAAGAGGATTTGTATCTTTTCTCCCTATACCTGCACCAGTAACAATACTCGTTCCATAAAATATTTCATTACTAGTTCTCCCACCAATCCATTGTTTTTTATATTTTTCTAATATAACAAAAGTAGTTGAAGGAGATTTTTTTTTTATATTATACGCAGCATATAAGCCAGACATACCGCTTCCAATAATAATAATATCGTAATATTTAGTAGTCATAACAATAATATAATATAATTATAATATATTATATAATTTCTTATTTTAGCGTCTATTTTTAACTGTTTTATTTTTTTTATTCATTTTTCTAAATGTTACAGATTGTTTTCCTTTACATTTAAAATTACCTCTTGTATAACCTTTTCTATTAAAAATAGTTTTTGTACAAATTCCAATAGATCTAGCTTCATTTATAGGATCTACTTTTTTTATACATCTACATAGTTTACTTGCTAATAATTTTTCTGCATTTATTTTTAATAGTCTTTTTGAATGGGGAATTGGTTTTTTATAATATTCTAAGATTTTAGTATAGTCAGAATTTGTTAGTTCAGACATAGAATATTCTATATTATTTACGAATATAAAATTTTTATAATTAATAATAAAATAATAAATTTAAAAATTTTCTAAAATCTAAAACCTATATATATATTAATAGATGAAAATAGTTGTATTTGATTTAGATGAAACACTAGGTTATTTTACACAATATGGTATATTTTGGGATTGTTTAAACAACTATTTAAAAACAAATTTAAATTCACAACTGAATCAATCAGATTTTAATAGTATATTAGACTTATTTCCTGAATTTTTAAGACCAAATATTATTAATATTTTAACATACTTAAAACACAAAAAACAATCAAAATGTTGTCATAAGATGATGATTTATACAAATAACCAAGGACCTAGAGAATGGGCGCATCATATAATTTCTTATTTTGAATCAAAAATAAAATATAAATTATTTGATCAAATAATTGCTGCATTTAAAGTTAATGGAAAGAATGTTGAAATATGTAGAACAACACATGATAAAACTCATAAAGATTTTATTAAATGTACAAAAATTCCTGCAAATGCAGAAATATGTTTTCTAGATGACAGTTTTTTTCCAGGAATGTCAAATGATAATATATATTATATTAATATTAAACCATACTTTTATGATTTAGAATTTAGCGAAATGATTCAACGATTTAAAAATAGCAATATTAGTAAAAAATTAATAAAAAATGATGATAAATTTGAACATATTATCGTAGATAATATAGAAAAATATAATTATGATTATATTGTTAAGAGTGAACACGAATATGCAATTGATAAAATAATAGGTAAACAAGTATTAAGTCATTTATATGAATTTTTTAATCAATCAATTAAGAATAAGTTGAATAAAACAAAGAAAAATAGATTTAATAGAAAGAATAAAACACAAAAAAATATATAATTTTATATTTATTTTATTTTTCTATTGATATTACTATTAAAATATATTTTTAACTTTTTGTTTTGCATATTCGATATAATTATTTAATATTGTAGTAGTTAGAATAAATACACCTGCAGTAAATGATATTCTTCGGTCTAAATTAGTAAATGTATCTATTTTTCTTAAAGGATTAAATCTCCATAATAAAAATAAACAAATATAAATTCTAACATAATAATCTAAACTACTTAGTAATTTTGGAGCAGTTTGTGATAAATTTAATGCAGAAATAATAATTAATATATATGATACATAAATAAATATTGTAAACATACGTTCTTGAAATTTATTTAATTTATATTTATAAAACATGTTTTATTTTAGTATATAATAATTGTATATTTAATTATAAAAATTATTGAAAAAATTATAATAATAAATGATTGTAGAATTTATTTATCATTTGAATAAAAATCTAATGTTCTAGCACTAGGATCTGAAGCATTTGTATATTTTGGCATCCAAAAATAAGGTATAATGGAATGACAATTTGGGAAAAATTTATCAAATATTTGCCTATAGTAATACTTTTCTGTTTCGATACAAGGTTTAAAACTATTTCTATGTTCTTCTGAATTTAATTTATCTGAAATTTGTTCTTGCAAGATTTGATATAATGAACGTCCTTGATTACTAACACCATCACTAAAAGCCTCTTTTTTTCTCCAAAGAATTTCATTTGGTAAAATTTGTCTATCTTTTGAATCTAAAAAACATGTAGAATGATCTTTACTAAAACTATTTCTCAAAATAAATTTTTCACATGCATAATCGTAATTTTTATGATTTCTAAAAGAAGGAGGAATTGATAAAATAAAATTTACAAAACTTCTATCTAAGAATGGTGTTCTAGGTTCAAGGCCATGAGAAGAAATACACTTATCAGATCTTAAAACATCAAATGTATAAATATCTTTTAATAATCTTCTAGTTTCTCTATCAAATTCAATATCATCTGGACATTTATTCATGTAAAGATAGCCTCCAAATAGCTCATCTGATCCATCTCCATTAAAAATAACTTTTGCTTGAGAATGTTCAGAAATATATTTACCAAGTAAATAATTGCCAATACTTGCTCTTACAGTAGTAGTATCATAACTTTCAATTGCATAAATGACTTCAGGAATAGCATCAAACATTTGTTTCTCAGTAACAATAATTTCAGTATGATTTGTTCCCAAATAATCTGCAACAATTCTTGCATATTTTAAATCTTCAGAGTTTTCAAGACCAATACTGTATGTTTCTAGTTTACCATTCATATTATTGGTATTATAAAAATTATTTACTAATGATGCAATTAAGCTACTATCTAATCCTCCTGAAAGTAGACATGCTATCGGTCGCTCTGTTGTTAAACATCTCTTAGTAACAGCACTATTCAAATAGGAAGCGATTTGTGAATAAATATTTCTATTTCTAGTAAAAAACTCTTTATCCATATCTAACCAACTATATGAGAAACTAGGAATCACATAGGGTTTATTTTCAGATACAATTTCCCAAAAAGAGTTTACTTTATTAGATAAATTAAAAACACTATAAGTACCTGGTATAAATTGTTTAATGGAATGCAAATCCTTATTAATATTGTAAAAATTTTCAAGGCATTTTAATTCTGATGCAAAACCATATAATGGATATTTATATGTTGATTCGTCTATTGTTTTAAGATAATATAAAGGTCGAATACCATATGGATCTCTAGCAATATAAATCTTATTATTTAAATCTTCACTAATACGATTATCAAATAAAACAAAAGAAAAAACACCATCTAGCATACTCAGAGTCTGCTCAATACCATATTTAATATATAAATGAATAATTACTTCACAATCAGATTGTGTTTTAGGTGTTATTCCCATTACTTTGTATAATTGTTTATAATTGTATATTTCTCCATTACATATTAAAATAATATCATTAATATTAAATGGTTGATTCGATTCATTATTTAATCCATTAATTGCTAATCTATGAAATCCTAATACTAATTTCATAAAACTATAATCTAATTTAGAAAACTCAGGTCCTCTATTTTTCCCTTTATTAAACTCATTTTGAATTGTACCACGTGGTATATCTGAGCTATTTAATAGAGAAAAAATTCCACACATTTTAAAATCTATATATAAATAGAATTAAACCTTTATATATTTTAATTAATTAATAAATGTTTTGTAAATAAATGTTTTGTAAATAAAAGTTTTATAAATAAAAGTTTTATAAATAAAAATATTATGTAGTTATATTAATGAATCAATATAATAAAATGGAAGAATGTGTTGAAACACAACATAATCAAAATAATCAAAGAATATATGATAGAAATATTCCATCTCAAATGTTACAATCATATTTAGACGTAAGACCAGTAATGACAAAATATTCTTATTTTCCAATAGTAGATCCAAGAAAAGAAGTAAATGTTCCTTTTAAGCAACAACCTACATTTAATCCTCATACAATGTTTAATCCAGGTAATACACAGTCACCATGGTCAGGATTTGCATCAAATATTAATGTGGAATCAGAATTAAGAAATCAAATCTATGCTTTACAAAAATGTAGCCAATCTGTTTATGTACCAAGTAGTAATAGCGATTTATATAAGTATAGTTACACACCAAAGGCTGCAGGACAATTTAAAACACACAATTTATTATTTCAAAAAGAACATTTTTCTAGTTTTAATCCGAATCCTGAACCAAATATTGTGGGATCGAGTATGTTTTTTAATTCAACAAGAACTCAAATAAGGGATTTAACAAAACAAAGCTGTTAAAAAATTCTATATATTTTAACAATTTAAATACCTATTAAATAGAATTAAAAATATTTAAAGATTTAACCTTTATTATGTATAATGAAATATATAATAAATTTAATTTCAAAAATATTACCAAAAGAGTTACCCAAACCAATCGGTAGATGGAAAATAGAAGATTGTAATATTAAAATAAATAATAAAATAGATTTATCTAACGAGGACCATTGTGGGCCTTGTGGACAATATGCAAAAACAAAAATGCATTTTCAAAATAACAATCTTATATATCATAATAAAAAGAAAAATGATAATATTATAAATCTAAAATTAAAAAAAGTATAATCATTTTGTTGCACTTTTTTAAAGTGGATAATAAGTTTTTTACTCCACTTTTTTTAAAGTGGATATATAAGTTTTTTGCTCCACTTTTTTTAAAAGTGGATATATAAGTTTTTTGCTCCACTTTTTTAAAAGTGGATATATAAGTTTTTTGCTCCACTTTTTTAAAAGTGGATATATAAGTTTTTTGCTTCACTTTTTTTAAAAGTGGATAATAAGTTTTTTACTCCACTTTTTTAAAAGTGGATATATAAGTTTTTTTGCTTCACTTTTTTAAAAGTAGATATATAAGTTTTTTACTCCACTTTTTTAAAAGTGGATATATAAGTTTTTTGCTCCACTTTTTTAAAAGTGGATAATATATGTCAGAAGATTTTATAAATAAAGTAACATTAGATTTTTTAATGAATAAAGAACAATATAAATCACAAGTATCTAATAAAATTTCAAAATCAGTAAATAAAAAAGAAAAACACTTTTATAGAAAAAGAATTTACCATTTAGCAAAAGAATTACTAATAAATAAAGATATTCAACAAGATATTTCACCAGATGTTAAATATTCATTTGATAATTTTGTAAATTCATGTATTCATTATTTTAAAACAGTAGATAATAATGATATAATACAACAAGATTATATAGATATAGATGATATGAATAATAATAATAATAATATACACGATAATAAAAAAGGTATTCTATCATCAAATGAATCTAATTTTACAGAAGAAGCTGATAAATTAGTAATGCGTAAAATAAAGATTCAACCGAATTCTTTAGATAATTTTGTAAAAAAAGTACATAAACCAAAACAAAAAGAGATCATTTTACCAAAACAAAAAGAGATAAATTTACAAAATCCAGAATTTAAAAATAAAGGGGTTATTTTTTCTGAAAAAAAGAAAAATATCAATATAGAGTATGAGAGCAACAACAAAAAGAAGGAAATTAATGAAACAAATGATAAAAACCCAACAATCTAAAAGAACAAAGAATAATAAAAATAGATTACATAAATATAAAAAAACTGTAAAATTAAGAAAATTAAATTGCAGTCCGAAAGAAAAAGGAGAAATGAATAATTTTTCTTGTTACACAAATAAAAGTTTGTATAAATTAAGAGATTTATGGAATGCACGTCATCCAGATGTAAAAATAAATACAAATAATTCTAAAGAGATTCATCGTTTATTAAGTGAATATTTAAGTAATGTTTGTGATAAAGAATCATGTTGGTTAAAACAAAATGCTGAATTTGGCAAGGTTAGTAGTGATTTAGCAGATTCATTTGCTCCAGAATCACCTCATGAATGGA